CTATTTATTATCTGGTTTTGTCAGACTAATAATATCTTTAATAAGTGGTATATTCTCTTTTAACGAATTATTATCAGTCTCATCCTTTTTAGTTGTGTTGCCAAATTTAACTGCTGATGTCAACAATAAACCTAATATTGTACTGATAAGAAAACATAACATCAAAGGAATATGCCAAAAATTATCAGGAACAGTACCCTCTGTAAAATGTTGTAAGTATCTGTCAATCACCGCTATTAATAGTAATGAAAAAAGTACGACAGCACCGATACTATATTTTACAACATTACCAAATACTTCTATACGCTTAGTGGTAAGTTGATATTCTATATTTTTTTCATGAATATCTTTATCTTGTAATTTTTTATCAAGATTGGTGATTCTGGCATAGTCCTCATTATTGTGTGATGTCATCATAAAATACCTAGATTTTTTAAACGATAACGCATGGCTAATTCAGATACTTTAAAAATATTTGCAAGAGATTGGACTTCAGTAATACCTTCTTCAAATATCAACATATTAACCACAACTTTAGGCATTAAGATTTCAGCAGCGAAAGCATTGGCTTCAACTTCATCTGGGTCAGAATGCCCATTATGAAATAAAGTTTTTTCATTATCATATTTTTCACCATGAGATAAGGCATAATGACCCAATTCATGAGCCAAAGTAAATCTTTGATGATGAATATGCTTATTATCATTAACCTTGATATGAAAATATTCGTTGGTTTTATCATAGTTAATAGAACCAGATATACCTTCATCTAGAGATTCATAGCTGAAATTAATATCAGACTTATTCATTGATTTTTGAATATTTTCAATAATCTTTTCTAGGTTGATGGGCAACTTTCTATCCCAATATTTTTCTAAAACAGATTGGGCATATCTTGCAGCTTTGCTCATATACACCTCCTGAAATGAAAAACCCTACAATTAGCATGAATTATAGGGTCTTATCTTTATTATCTCAAGCTAATTTTTGTAACTTAGAATACATCAGGTATCATAGCATCTACCATCTTCAGTGTCAGTATATCATCTGCTACGCTAGGCAAGCTTAGAGGTGCTAAGTCAAATGGGTTATTGCCCAATCTATTAAGTGCAAATGGGTCTAATATGCCTGCTTGGTCTGTGAACTGTTCAACTAAGGTATGTTGTAGCAGTGTACTTGCAGGGGTTTTACCTAATGCTCTTACCATTGCTTTTTGGAATCTAACAAAGAACTTAGTAAACCTCATTAACCCCATTCTATTAGCATAATCCATAACTGGACCTGTAGGAATATCAAAGTTAATAAACACATCCTGTGCTTCTGCTATGGCTTGTTTTTCACTCATGCCCTGTTTTTTAAGGTGTTCAATTAAGATAACCTTAGCACTAAAATCAGAAAACTGGGTAGCATGAGTCATCATATTATGTAATGGTGAACCTCGATTCATCATGACAAAATCTATCCCTTCCTGTACTTTTTTAGGTATGAGCTTATCTTTATACTCATCAAACTTCTCTTCCCAAATAGAACCATAAGTATCCCTGTCATCAATCTTGACATCCTCAACAATAGAGGACATCAAGCCTTGTTTAAAGTAAACACTTAATGGATGTCTTTCCATTCTTGCAAATATATCCCTCATCTCTTTTTCTATTTGAGTTTTATCTTTAACTGTTTGATATTTAACCCTTAGGTCATTCAGTTCATTCTCTAACTCAACATAGTCCCTACCTTGCTTCCATACCCTAATAGACTCTTTAATAACATCTACTGGATTAACGCCTCTAAGCATAAGCATTAGTGAGTTTGAGATTATATTACCTTTAAGAACTTCAGGGTTTCTAATAACAACAAAATCATTTGCTAAACTAGTTAATCTTGATACAAAGTATTCAGCAATCATAAGCCTACCTTTAGCCTTATTACCTAGTATTGCTTTACTACTTATTACAAATGCTTTAGAGAAAGCACCTAAATCATCAAAGTGTTTATCAAATAAATCACCTATAGACAACTGTCTATAACCAAATGTCATTAAGAATACAGACTTCTTAACTACGATTGGTTCACCTTTACCAAATAATCTTTCAGCTTCTGCCCTAAAACTGTAGGGCATCATTCTTAAAGTCTCTAGTGTCTTTTCATCCTTACTTCTAGGGTCTAGTACAATAAACTCATAGGGTCTTTGTTTATAATTTAATTTATAATCTTGATATAATACTTTAGCCACATTTGCTTGCTGTTCCATAAGTAGTGGTTTAGCATCAATACCTGATACATATAAACCCATCAAGTCAATAAAGTTATTATTCCTTTCTAGATATTTATCTCTAGTAGCACCTCTCATCTCATAGTGTACATTGATAATAGCACCATAAGGGTCATAAGCCATTACCATATTACCAGTATCTTTAAATGGATTATAATCTTTAGGATTTACAGTAGTATTCCTTTTAATCATTAAAGCATCTTTATCTTTGATATATCTAGTAATGTCTTTATGGTCTCTATAGGTATAAATCACAGAACCTTTGGCATGGGTATCTTTCATATCTAATGCACCAGAGTTATAGTTTCTATAATTACTATTCTTATGGAACATTAAGTACTTTGGTGTTGTTAAGTCAGCACTATCTTGCTTCATGCCATCAGGACTTTGAGTTAATAATTCCCACCCTTCATCCTGTAGTTTTAATACTTCATCCATACTCTTAGCATAAACCAATGAACGTAAGCTGTTAGTATCTTGAGGTAAATAACCTTTCTGATAGCTGTACTTATTATATTTAAACTCCTGTTCTTTACTGATGGTGGTATATGCTTTATGAAGATTTAACACATTCCACATAGCATCAGGATAAGACTTCATCATATGTTTAGCAGTATCTAAGTCTACTCTATCTACGTACTCTAGTGCTTGTAGTGTAGCTAGTTTGTCAATAGCCTCAATAAGCTTAATGTTGCCCTCTTGACCATAGAATCTAGCAATACCCTCAGCATTCTTATACAGATTATTAGGTACTTCCTCTTTAGCTAAATAAGCTGCTAAGTCCATAGCACTCATAATAATGCCATTGGTTTTAGGTTTAGATAGGTTAAATGATGAAACCAAGGAGTGTAGTTCTTCAATGGTACTCTGTCTGTGCTTATCATCAGTAATTAGTTTAAGTACTTCAGCTTGGTTATCATCATTAAGTAAACTACTTACATCAGTTCTAAGTAATACTCTTGTTACTGCACTGGTTTCATCTACAGTTAAATCCTTACCTTTGTTAGGGAAGTAACTTCTGATATTTTTTATAACAGCTTTTCTGTGCTTCTCCCTACCTCTACCAATGTTCTGAGTCAGTCTTAGTACTTTCTCCATCACAACTTTAGAAGTATTACCTACAATACCAGTAGCTTCATTAACAAGTTCCCTTACTTCATTAAACCTACCTCTAGAGCTACTCTCGTTAATCATATTAACAATATCAGTCATATATACTTGGTTATCTTTTTCTTTAATTCTTGCGAACTCTCTAGATATCTTACCTATGCTATCTAGATGAGGATTACTTGAACCTTCTAGCTTTGATGCTTGTTTGACAGCAAGACCCATAGCAAGATGCACTGCTTTATTAAGCGGTTTAATCATTAAACCTACACCTTGCCAAGCAATCTCATGTAATGCTCGCTTATTAGCTCTTACATCGGCATCCACTTTAAGTAGTTTATTACTTAGTACATCAAGCTGACTTTGGAAGTCTTTACCCCCTTTAAAGAATGCTTGCTCAGTTAGTGCTTTAAATACCTTATCAAAGATAGTCATTAACTTGTCAAACCAAGACTCTGCTTCTCTTTGTTTCACTTGTCTTGGTTTCTGAAGTACTTTAGCCATCTCTTCATTAGCTAAACCAAGAGAGGCAAATACAGCTATCCTATCATTTAAGTGCTCTTCTGAATTAAATACATATTCATATTTTCTCTTGGCTTCTAAGGCATCTTCAGATGTTGGTCTATCAGTTGTTAAAAAGTCTTTATAGCTTAATTGCTTCTTAGCATCACTATATAATTTAACTAGTGATTGATAATTCTGATTTGCCCTATGGTTTTCCATGGCTGTGAATACAGCGTGTAATGAGTTATATACAGCAATCTCTTTATCACTCATTTTAAAACCATGTAGTAAGGCATCAGACTGTAGAATCTTATCATTATCTACTATGGTATCTTGGTTGCTATTCATACCAAAGGTACCAATGATTCTTTGAGTTAAATCATTAAGTCTTTGGTTATGCTCACTACCAATCATAGAACTATCTAAAGATTGAATAACTTCTACAGTACTCATATCAGAAGTAATATCTGATTGTGAATATCTTTGCTTGAATGGAATGTCTTTGGGTGCTATACTGTTTTTGTCAGATGCTCCCATACCATCACGATGAAGGGTAGGGGTGGTATGCGTAGATGTAGATGAACCTATACTCTTCACTATATCACCATCTGACTCCTTAAATGTACCAAATGCTCCCACATTATCACGAGTTCGTGTAGGGGTAATGTGCGTAGGGTTAGAAGTATCTCCACCTACTCTATCACCGCCATTTGGTACATCTTTATCATGAAGCTCATATCCTGTAAGAACCCAAGCATTATTTCCTAAGTTTTTAACAAGATTTGCTTCATAACCATTATGTCTTATCTTTAGCACAGAAGACTTACCATCAGGTGCTATATTTCTTTTATATTCAACACCCAAAGCAATCGTTTTAACAATATCTTCTGTTAGCATTCTAGTTACTTCACGGTAATCCATACCATCTTTACGCATTCTGGCTTCAATGATATGGCTAATACCCATTGCACCTTTGGTTTTACCATTAGCTTTTAATACACCTGTACTACCCCATACAAAATCAATCCAACCAATATCATTGCGATACATGGCTCTTTTCTTATCTGCTTTGGTGGTAATGACTTGATTCATTGCTTTTATACCACGCTGTATATTAGCTTTATTGCTCTTCATAGCAGATGCACTATGACGAAGCACCCCAGTACCTTGTATAGGCTCATAAGGGACAATAAGAGCATCTACAGTCTTTGCAAATACATTAAAATTATGTGACGTATTAAAACCAAGAATAGAATATACAGCTTTTAAGAATGTATCTAAGGCTGATTGTATCTTAGATGATTTGATACCTAGCGTTCTGGTGTCTAAATTATCAGCAATGAATGCACGGAATTTAACATCAGTCAAACCATAAGCAATAAATTCATTCATATCTGCCAGTTCTTTGGTATATTGACCATTTGCTTTTTGTTTGATTTGCTCATACATCTTTTGCATATCTTTATATGCTTTAGAACCTTTCTCCTTACCAAGTCTAATTCCTGTCTCTGTTAAGGCATGAAGTAATTCATGGTTAATCAGTCTAATCTTTCTATCTGCTGATAATTCATTATTAGACATGATAGAGGGTCTTAGATAGATGGTATTGGTTTTATTGTCATACATGCCATCAGCTTCACTTGGAAAGTCTTCTGTCATGATGATGGCTAATCCTTTATTATTCTTAGCTACAGAAATCAAGTAATCAAATAACTTAAATTCAGCACTATCATCTCTTAGCTTACCCACACTCTTTTGTAGTTGGTTTAGGCTATAAGGTTTTGGTAATGATTGTTCTTGTTGTTCAATCTCTAGGTCTTTAAAACCTATTTTTCTTTGATTTCCAAAGAATATCCCGTCATCACCATCATGCTTGACACCTTTAAGCAGAGTGGTTATACTTAGTTTGCTTCCGTTGTGGTTGGTTGAGCTACCTACAGGTTGGGTGGTACTGTTCCCAGCAACGGAAGTTTCAATCTCCACTGCTTCAATAGCATGGAGATTTTTTCTTTCTAAGCCATCTGTCAAGATATAATCTTTAACTGTAAGTTTAACTCTGTGTAAATTCCCATTAATAAGAGCAGGCACATATAAACGATGTACTGCAATGACATCTGTATTTTGATGCTTAATATCTTCATGAGTTTCTGCTACTACAGCATTGGTAACAAGCTCTTCGATGCCCTGTACTGATTGACTGGTGGTATGGGATAATTCTTTATTATTACCCATTTTCTTACGGTCTTTTTTACCTACTTGTAGCACCCATCCCGTATCTTTATTATATAGACCATCTGTCTTTTGAATTTGTCTTAAAATTTCATCAGCCAGTTTTTTAGTATCTTTAAAACCAAGTTGTTTAGTTTTAATTTTTACAACAGGTATGTCAGGAAGTTCTCTTAGATTACTTCTTTCTCCGAAAGAGTTTTTATTATATCGGTAGCTAATTTCTACATTATGCTCGTTGGCTTCAATTTCTAATTCTTTTAATTCCTCTCTTGTAGGTATGTTTGATAAGATACTATTATTTGGTTTACTTAATCTAGCTAATAACGTAGTTACCTTTGCTTTAACTGATTTCTGTATTTTCTCAAGCTTCTCTAATTCTTCCTTTTCTTTGGCTTTATCTTCAGCAGTTAATTCATACTGACCACCATAACCTGCATACTGATGAACTACATTTACTTTCTCATAATGTTGTATCTTTAAAATATCCCTATTAATAGCCATCTCTACTTCATTGATTACTCGGGGTCTTACATCTGAGATAATCTTATCAAACTCTCCGTCAGTTGCATCTAAATATTCTTCCTTCTCTTTAGAATTCATATTGAGAAAATCAATTAAGGATTCAATCATAGTTTCATTGAATACCTCTTCACCGATATCTTCTCTAATGTTTACTAAACCATCAAGAGTATCTAAGAAAGCATTGACACTAGCTAAGTTAGCATGATAATCTCTTGTAGTTTCATAGAACTTTTTATTAAGAACTCTTACCATAGACACATAGTTACGTCTACCAGCAATAACGTTATCATGTACGTTAAGACTTACATCACCATTCATCGCAGCAGCTTCAAATGCAACCCTAGCATCTACACCTTGTACTTGTGCTGAGTTAGGTGCTACTGCTGCACTTACCCATTCTTGAGTTAATACAGAAGCCTTCTTATATTTAACCTTACCATCAGCACCTATGGTTTTCATTTGATAACTATCAGAGACATCAACTGTAATAGTCTTAGATTTTAGAATTCTAATATCACTAAGCTTGCGTTTATGTTTAGGTTCAGCATAGTTAAATGCTGTATTTACTGTAGGGTATACTTTAAGCAATGGTTTCTCCACTTGCTCTTTGTATTCTTGTTTAGTAAGACCTTCAAATTCTAATTGGTCTGTAGCCATAGTCTCTAACATATCTTCGTAAGTTAAAGGTTCTTTATCTTTAGCACGTCTAGCATTTATACTAGTAAGTCTATCTTGTACTAGCTTTTTATGGGTAGTATTCAAAGATTCTTTAATCTTTTCTTTCTTGGCTTCTAGTGCTTTATCTAGCTGTGTCTTATGTAAAGTAAGATAAATATTAGCTGATGCTTCATGGAATCTAATATTAGCTCTTCTAGCTTCATTAAACGACTTACTATATTTATTAAAAGATTCAATAATAATTCCTCCAATGACATCATTATAAGCATCTTTTAATTTTTTCTGCTGTTGCTTAGTTAAGAATACATCACTATTAAGCATATCACTTGGATGTGGTAAGTTAAATTCTCTGTCATTAAGTGCTGCTCTTAAGTCATCCTGTAATTCATTATAATCATCTACAAAAGCTTCTAGTTCTCTGTTATACTCAGCCTCACTCATAGAGCTCTTATTAGCTTCTAGGCTCTTATGTGTATTATGTAAAGACTCATATGAATTAGTGACATCTCTAATTAATGACTCAAATGCAACTTCCAATAGTCTTTTAACACCTGCACCATAACCTGCAGGTATCAGTACTTCTTTAGCACCTTGCCTACCTTGAATAGATGGATTAATTCTATAGAATAGATTAACTCTTAATTTACGGTCTGGTTTATAGGTACTAAGCTCTTTTTCCATAATAGTACCAAGACCTTCATAATAATCATTTAAACCTTTTAATCTGGTTTCATGAAAATTGCTAAAACCAGATTCTTCAGTAAACACACCAATCTGATTCATTAAATCTGGGTTTTCCTTATTAACCATTAAACCCATAAGTGTGTATGAAATAGCACTGCCATTGTTTACACCATCAGCACCTAAGCCAAATGAAGTAATAAGGTCAGTATTATCTTTCTGTGCTTGTTTAAACTTAGCATACTCAACTAAAGCTCTGAATGATAAAGCTTGCATAGCCCAAGCATCTACAACTGTTTGGATATTATCCATATCAGATTGATTTAATTCTTTGTCCTCTAGTAACTTTTGTGTACTAGTAACAGCAGTCTGAACGGCTTCATCAGTTTCTAAGTGTTCAAAGAAGGCAGGTAAGAAGTCTTCTGCTCTTACTTTATCTACAGTGAATCCTCTACGATATGTTAGATTATTTAACATACTTTTAATAACATCTTCTGTACCTTCTGCATTTTCAGCAACAGCACTAAATAGATGCCCTAAGTCAGTAAGCTGACCATCTACAACAAAGTCTGTTTCAGTGCCTGTAAGATTATTTAGAACATCAGCTTCAATTACTTGCTCAAAGTTCTTATAATCAACCATTGCTCTATGAATCTTCATGGTCTGCATATTTACTTCATTAGAATTATACTGACCACGATTATTCTTAGTTACATAGTTAGAATCAAAGAACTCTTGGTAATTGCCTTCTTCATCTCTTTTTAAGCCAGAAGTAAAACCTATAAGTCTCTCAAGCTCCCTATTATTACCTTCTGCTTTAGCTTCAGCACCTACACGCTTACTTTCATGCATATCATCTAAAGTATCTTTACTTATGTATGCACCAATCATGGTTTTAGCTTGCTCAGGGAACTTCTCTACTAGCTTTTGTAAACTATTAATAGAATCCTTGTTAATTACTATAGGTTCTTGTTGCATATGCTTTTGCAGCTTAGCTTGAGTATTAGATACTTTAGCAGTAGTGCCTCTGATATCCCTATTAACAGTATCTGTAGGTTCTAGCGTAGGTGAACGTAAACCTACATCACCACCAAATAACTTAGCTAAGAATCCTTGTGTACCTTTATTGATTTCTGTAATATCATCTAACAATTTCTTTTTGCCTTCACCATCAGGTGTAGTAAACGATAAGAAGGTAACTATAGAATGGTCATCAGCAGCTTCATTATCATCATTACTATCTAGGGCATATGAATCCTTTTTAAGCTCGTCATTACTGATAGTAGTCTCATACATCAATCCTACATTAACCAATGAAGAGATTACCCAGTTACCTAGTGAAGCTATCATTCTACCTCTATATAGTTCACTAACATCTTTATTGGTTTTTAAACCAAGTAACTCATAAGCTGTTCTACCAATACTATTAACTGTATTATTATATCTATCCCCTACATATTTATATTTAGATAGTAACTCAGAAGGTATACTAATATCTTCAGGGTAATTTAGTAATTTACCTATATCTTTGTATGAGTTACTGTCTTTATTGTTAGCAATAAAGTGAGAGTAAGCAGATAGAGATAGAGCAGTTAGGGTATTCTCATCAAAGCTACCATCTTCTTTTTGTAAATAACCTTTAAAATCTCTAAATGAATAATCTCTGCCATCTGCTCCAATAGCTTCTTTGTGATATGAATTTTTTAATGCCTTAACAAACGCTTTATTAAAAGCTAAGAAGTGATTTACTTGTTTAATTTGTGCTTCAGTAGCTTTAATATTAGGAAGTAATTCTTCAATACCTGTAGTTAAATTATTTTCTAGATTACTTGCTAAATTTAATATGCTTACTAGAGGCTTATCAGCTTCTTGTTTGAAACCAAGAATAAGATGGTTTTGTGATTGCCAGTGCTTAGATTTCTCCTGTTCTACTTGTTCAGGTGTAATATTAAATACTGTATTAACAGTAGTACTTTCTTTCTTAAAACCAGTAAGAGAAGGTTCATTAGACTTGCTAGCTATTTCATTATTATCAGTATTGGTTTCCTTAGTATTGACTTCTATAGGAGTATCTTTAGTCTTAGTATCATTACTTTCAGTTTTAACTGGTTTATCTGTAAGTTGAGATTTAACAGATGCTAAGGTATCTTTATCTAACTTAAGGTCAGTTAGTTCATCTGAGATATCAACAGGACTATCTTCAACTTTAGTAACATTACTTTCAGTCTTAGCCTCTTTACCCGTAAGTTGTGCTTTGAAAGAAGCTAGAATGCCCTTATCTAATTTGAGATTGGTTGATTCCTCTGAAGTATCTACAGGAGTATTATCAACCACATTATTAGATTTAACTTCACTATTGGCTTTAGTATTAACTTTAGTATTTTTATTAGAGTTAGCTTCATCCTGTTGAGGTACAGTATTTTTACTTAAATTAAAAGCAGGTTTACCTTTTTCAATACCATACACTTTATCTTTCATCCATGCTCTAGCATCTTCTACAGATTCTCTTGGTACATTCTGTAAGAAGTTATCTATATATTGTGCTTCAGTAGTGCTGTATTTCGTTCTGTAAAGCTTGTTAGGCTCAAGTTCAAGTACTGCCTTAGCAAAGTCATCATGCTTCATGAACATACGCTTAAAATAGCTTCCATAAGCTTCTGCGTGTGTGGATGGCTTACTATCGGCTAGGGTAAATGGGTTAGGCTTATATCCTTGCTTAGGTGGGTTATAAGGACTGGCTAGCCAACCAGAATCACCGATATTGATTCTACCTTGTTCCATATCATACATAGAGCTAGGTCTTGATTTACCAGATTCATCTGTGTACCTACCCCTACCCAAGAATGTACCATCTTCAGGTACTTGACTAACATCCTGTACTAATTGAATTTTACCTGCTTTAACATCCACAGAATTCTTACTGGTTTCAGTCAAAGGAGGTAATTCTGATTTAACTCTCTCTTGGGTGAACTCTCTACCTTTAAATGTAGCTTCAGCTTCATCATAACTTCTAGTAGCTCTATTAGTAGCCTTACTGGTTACACTAGACATAGAAGTATCTAGTGTAGGTATTTGAGCACTCTCTGTATTATAGTCAGCTAGATAATCAGCCCAAGCATTAGTGAAATCATCTACAAGCTTAGCTTCTTTACTTATTTGTTCAGTAAGTTTATTTGGTTTAAATACAGTTAAAGCATTAGAACCATCAAATTCTGGGTAAGCTTCCCTTAAACCAGTATATTCAGTAACAAACCATTCTTTTGTATCAGCGTCTTGTGCAATGATAGGTGCATCATTTATATCTTTAATATTACTATCTTGTACTAACTGCAGTGCTTGATTTATTGCATTATTCTTAGAAACACGAGTATCCCTTAGGTATCCTAAATCAGTTAATAAATTACTAGCTGCTTTAATGTTATTAGCATTAATAGCATTTTCAAAACCAGTAATATAATCTTGTAAGCCTCTGTTACTTTCTAAAGTAGTATTACCTACACTACCTATGAGAATATCATCAGTAACACCTTGTACATCTCTAGTATTTGCTACCTGTCTTTGTACATCCATCATCTTATGGATAGCACGTTTTTGGTTGTCAGTTAGCTTAGGATTACTATCAATCTCTTCAGGTGTTGTATTACTTAATGAGAATCTTTGAGTAAAAGTGGGTTCATTATTAATAAGCTCTGTTTGTTTTGGGTTGGTAGTACCATCCTCCTCTGAGTTAGGGGTATTTATTACATATTCTTGCTCTATTTCATCATAAGTCTTAGGTTTGATGGTAGATGGTTCACTTGCATCTATATTGGTTTCATCACCACGAAGGATACCTAGCTGTTTTTTATATTCAGCTTTTTCTGTATCATCTAAGAATGGATTTACATCAATCTCTAATTCAGTTAATTTATCATTAAATGAACCAGCAAATATCTGTTTACCTTGCTCTTTGATTTCTTGTTCTTGTTGTTCTAAACCAGTAATCTCAGCAAGTTGGTTTTTAAGTGTGTCTATCTGTTCTTGTAGCTTTGCTTTACCTTCTTCATTCTTAGTATTGACTTCTTCTTGTTCCCACTGGCTTAGTAGGTTATTAAGTTCGTTTAGAGCGTTGTTTGTATCATTGGCTGTATCTATGCTGGTACCACCAAAATCAACACCTGCATTCGCTAAGATATTATTATAATATTGGTTGGTTTCTTTGATATTTTTAACTTTATTAAATCTGGTTTGTGCATCTGTACTACCTGCACCTGCATTATAGAATGCTAGTGCCATCTCCCAATTACCATTACTTCTTTTAAGTAAATCACGCATGAATCTGGCTTGACCATCAATCGATGAAGCCACATCATTGACATTCACGCCATATTGTTTAGCAGTAGCATCTAAAAATTGTGCGATACCTTTAGCACCTGCAGGGCTCTTAGCGTTTGGATTAAATGCTGATTCTTGAGCCAGTTGTGCTTTTAGTATTCTCTGTTCTTGTTCTGTATAACCATATTTAGTGTAAATTTCCTTCATTAAATCATCATAAGGTGTAGCCCCTAAATTAAGGTTTTTATGTTTAATGTAGTGACTACTACCTACAGATTTTCTCTGTTTAAAGGCATCAGCAATAGACAATGCACCTTCTTTGTTTTGATGCAAGATATTAACTTTAATACCATCAGAGAAAGTAACTTGAGTTACCCAACCACCCCCATGTTTATTATTATCAAAAGCAGTGATATTAGTTACTTCATACTTTGGATTGATAAATAGATTTCTAGCATTAGCGTCTTTACCAAATGAGCCATTAAAACCATAGTCTACGCCCTCATGTTTATAGCCTGTTCTTTGCTCCATGTACTTACCAGTTTGTTTATAACTGTTAAGTGGTTTACCATTTACTATGAATCTATCAAGATAAGGGTTAATATCTCCACGCTTACCATTAGCATCTCGAGCTAACCTTAAGTCATAATGGTCATTAGTGCCTTTACCTGTATCCTTTTTAGAATAGTCCCCCATGATGGCTACTTGGATAGGATTCTCTTTATTTACTTTATTAGATGTAGAAATAGTAGAGATATTATATTGACTGGCTACATCATTTATCTTTTGTGTTTTTTGTTTATTGATGGCTTGAGCTTGAGTAAATAACTTGCCTAAGTTTGGTTTGCTATTGTCTTCCTTGATGGGTAATGGTTCATTTAATCCACCTATAGCAGATGAAGCACCGCCAAGAGTACCTCCGATAGCTACACCTTCACCAACAGCACGACCCATGCCTTGAGTAATAGGCATACCACTAGCGTAGTTAATAGCACCTGTTTCATAAGATGAATGCAGAGCTTCTTCTAATGCTTCTGAACCTGCTCCAATAACCACACCACCAACATAATTAGTAGGCTTACCGAATTTACCCACACTACTTGCGGTACTTTTTAATAAGTTATCTGCAATATTTTCAGGAGAATATTTGGTATTTAATACTTTTTGGGTAAGCATATTTACCCCTGCAATACTTCCTGCGGTCAATACCCCATTAAGAGTGTCTGGATTAACACCTCTTTGCATAAGTTCATTAGAAGCATTGCCATAAGAGCTAAGACCCTCACCTACTAAAGCAGCACTGATTTTACCACCTAAACCAGCACCTTTAGTAACAGCACTACCCATTAAAGCAGAAGTGCCCATATCACCTACTTCTTGTACTAGAGTCATTGCTAAATGTCTTGGATTACTGTAATAATGGGTAAGAGTATTCTTTAAATCTTGTACTTCACTCCCTGTATTGCTTGCTTTATCTAATTGGTTTTTATCGTATCTAAGTGTATCAGAAAGATAAGGTTCTACTTGTTTTGCGTATTTATGAGTAGATACTAAGCCTACATTTTCTAATGCCTCTGCTACTTTTTGGGTGCTTGGTGTGTATTCATACCCCCAAGATTCTTTAATAGCACCTGAGACATCTTCCCCATTTAAAAGAGCCGTAGCACCTACTACTGGGGTATTTACTAACCTAGAAAAATTATCATATGCAGCTTTAGTGCTTCCATACAGACCTGTTAGAACATTATTAACACCACTATTTACCCCTAAATCTACGCTACGAAGAGCATCACTTATTGTATCTAAGCCAGTAGTATTTGGTCTATGTGGCGCATAGTGGTCTTCAATATGGCTTACTAGCCTATCTTGTTCTGTTGTGGGGATAATTCTTGATTGTGGGGTGATAGTAAGTCTATTACTTGCATTATTCACATTGACTATTTGTCTTTGTCTTGCTTGGCTTAATTTGGTTGAATCCGTCATATTACTTGCCTGTATTAAATATGGTTTATGGAAACCAAGTATAAAATAATCTAAATAATATATACAAAAAATACACCCAGTGACTTACTGGGTGTATTTTTAAGCATTAATAACTATCGCATACCTACTTTAGGTTTAGGTAAACTGCCTTTGGTACTAGCAGGCATCTGTAGAGATGGTAAAGTACCCTTAACTGTACCTGTCCATTTTCCTTGTATCCTATTCAACTCATTTGTTCCTGTAAGTATTGCCAAAACATCGGCATCTAACACACCAGCATACTGATTTAAGAAACCATCAGGTAAACTATCCCTAATCATCCCTAAATCCACTCCTAGTGTTGATGCTTCTTTTAAAATAGCCCTACTTATTTCTCTAGTTCTATTACTTGATTCAGTCATTAGGTTTCTATTATAGATTGCGTATAAAGCATCTATATCTAATTTATTATTTTTGACATAACTTTTATTAGGGAATCTATTAGAATACCCAGAACTACCCAATACATCGCCTTGATACATGTCTGATTTTAGTATTTCAGCCATACCAATGTATTCATCTTTTGTCAAAGGCTGACCATTTGGCTTCTTATAATTATCCAAATTTGTTTTAATGCTGTTTCTAAGCCCTTCTCCTCCTACCCATCCTTTAAATACTCCAAAGTTCCTATTGTTAGTCCACCAAGCATCTTTTGATGGTGATTTATATACTATTGGTTTTATCTCACTTGCTTGTTTGATAGAATTAACAAAATTAGCTGTTAGTTTATCGTTATCAATAGAATACTGTCCATCTCGAGTAAGGCTTATTGCACCTCCTGTTCCTAATCGGGTATTGACAATATGCTTATTAAAACTCTCTTGGGTTTTTGTAAATTTTTTATCTCCCTCTTCTATCTTTGTTGCATTCGATTGTGCATAAAATTGATTATTTTGATTATTTACTTTCGTTTCATTAGTCTTAGCATTCCATATAGCTGCCTCACCTTGAGCTGCAGCAGCATCTGCTTTCATCTTCGCTATCATTCTATCAAAAGCTACTTTAACTTTCTCGGCTTCTTTTGCATCAAACTTATTAAGTACCTTGCCAAAGATAGATGGGTTATGCGTATCTTCCCCTAACAGAGTCAATACATTTTTATCTGCAAATAACTTAGTATAATCAACAGTACCATTAGCATCTTGAAAGTTAGGTAGGACAGTTCTTAACTTATCGATTATTACATCTGCTTTGTAATTTTCTATATTATCCCTAACGGCATTAACTTTATTTAAAGCATCTCCATAATTATTTTGTTGGTTTAACTTATATAACTCAAATTCATGATTAAATATTCCCTGTAAGTGTGTAGGCAAATTATTTTTAATAACTTCTACAGAATCAGGTTTACTTAGCGCTGTTTTAACAGCAGTATCTAATGCATGAGCATCTTGTCTATTATTTAAATCAATTTGATTGGTTTGATTTAATATATTCTGTGCTTCAAGATTAGCTAAATTATTAGCCCTTTGAGCAACTACATTCCCTCTACCATCTAGTGCAGTTAATGCCTCTTTACTTGGGTTTAATCCACCCATACCATCAGAGATGTCTTGTAATGCTTGTGTATGTCCTGCCATCTTATCAGGCGTTAAATCAGTTAGGTCTAATGAATTAATATAATTCATGGCTCGTACATCAGCATTCTGCCTAGCTGTCTTTTCAAAACCATCAAGAATACCTTTAAGGCTATCTGATATTTGTCTATCATTTTCTCTAGCCATGGCTATTAACCCTACTGCTTGATTAGGATTATAGTTACCTAAAGTGAAATCAATTTTATTAACACCCATTATCATACTCCGTATTTCTTCATGTATTCAGAAACTGATTGATGTGCGTGAGGTTGTTCAGCATATCTTCTAGCCTGTCTATCCTCCAGTTGTGAGTTAATTCTTTTTCTATTGGCTTCATATTGTTTATTAGCCATATCCATTGAGAAGTTAAGTTGCCTATTAATCATCTTATTATTTTTATAGCCGTTATAAGCATCCCATAGACCTTTAACACTTGAAGCTATTGCATTCATCTTTTGGAATGAATCCATACCATTAACTGCTGATTGCATATTTCTGCCTGTGTTCATAGCACCAGATAGAATATTATTACCTAGATTAGTAGCTCTCTCTGTAAATGCACCTAGTCTAGGGTTTTTAGCGTATGCTTTAGCTACTGTATTATTAATACTTACACCAGTACTAATGTCGCCATAGTCATACCCTGTATTAAGATAAGGTGTACTTTCTACCATGCCTGATTCATAAGTAAAGTTATTAGGTGTGGTAATAGATTCTAATACAGAAGGCATGGCTGCTGTAACTGTAGTTGGGTAAGTAGAAATACCTGATAAACCAGAAGTACTGATTGGTTTAACATTTAGTGTTTTATATAGTGGGTTCATTGTTAATTTCCTTATATTAATAATATATCTTCTACAGCCTCACCTTCATAAATTTTATATGGCTGTACTGGGATATACATACTGTTCTCTACAAAGTTAGTAGCCATATCCATGACTAATTCACTTACATCATACATCATTGACCTATTATAAAAAGTTTCAGGTGATTCACCCAAATTTACTTGAGAGCTATACATATAACTAGATAGCGGTCTAAGCATCAGTTCTTGTTCTGGTTTAGCTACACCTGTATTCAATAACTCTTGGGTCTCTTTTAATTTCTTGTACTTATCATTTATATCACTCATAAATGCTTCGTATTCTTTTTTAAAATCTATCAACTTTAGTTGTATGGCTTTATTATGTACATCAAATGATGTATTTAGTATTTTCATTACATCAACAGCTTTAAACCCTTTAAAAGATTTGCCCTTACTGTAATACGTAGCTACAATAGCTCCTACTAATGCTATAGCAGTTACAAGCTTAGATGACCATCCTAGTTTAACTGCAAGCTTGACAGCTAAATCTATGGCTATGGATATTGCCATGCCTACTGCTATTGATTTAATAACAGCCATAGCCATCATTGCGCCTGTACCACCATCTAAACCAACCGTGATAACAGTGATAGCAATACCTATAATAGCAATAACAGCTTTAAATACACCACGCTGATACCACCTTTGTTTGGTAGTGTATCTAATTAAAATATGTACCCTTAATGCCTTATTGTATAGCAGTTCTTTTTCTTTAACGGACATACCTTTGGTTACTAACCCATCTAAGGGTATAGCCATATTCTCATCATCGCCATTATGATTTTCTGACCTATCAGCATACTGCTGTGTTACCTGTAAACCAAAAACAGAAATCTTAATATAGTGAGTATCTGATTCTTGATACATAAAGTTATGAACGAATCTACTACTAGTCCTAATTTGATTGATTTTACCTGATAATATACTAGTAGCTTTCTCATAACTTAACTGCTCACTGTTAGCCTTATATCTGCCTACCTCTGATACCCTCCCTTTTACTCTTTCTTTTAGTATCCTAGCATAGCTAACTACCACATTAGTATGGTTATCAGTTATATGAACATCCTTTCTACCATAGCCATACTCTGTCTTTACGCTGTACTTAATCTGATTATTAAAGTATCTATACAAATATTCAGCTAATATAGGGTCATTATATGAATCAGTAATACCCACACTTAAACTAATATACATAGTGTGTACTTTACTATAATCACCTCCTAGTGCTTCAGTTAAGTCTGAGGTAGTCTGAGTTAGGTCAATACCTACCTTCTTAAATAGTGCTTTAGTATGATTCTTTTTAGTAGTATCTTTGCTTTTATCTAAATCTACCCCATCTGTTCTTATATACAATCTAGGATATATTTTACTCTTACGGGAATATACGTTTAATGCTGTATCAATAGATTCAATCCCTTGACCCAAGCCATAAGTAAATAATGCTTTACCATCAGTAGTCTTATACATTACTTGTATGTAGTCTATATAATTTTCTAAAGGCAACTCAATATTATCAGGTGTTATAGGATTCACATCAGATAAGTCTAAGGTAAATGAGCCGTTAGTTCTATTTACTGCTGTTTTAACTAACTGCCCTCGTGTAGCAGGATTATCATTGATATAAGGATACTGAATAGTAACCCTATTAGATGTTCTATTATGTTTATTCTTACTTATAACTACTACTGCGGTATCTTGGTTTAAACCAGAGAAAGTATGATTAAAATAACCTTTATTATTCGCAGTAATCTTAGTTACTGTATTATCTATGGTTATAGATACTTCAGCATTAGCTTGAGTATATCCTGTAATTACACCCTCTAAAAAAGTATTAACTGTTAATCTAGGTGTTTCTACTACTTCTGATGTGGATTCAGTATAGTAATTAACTGCTAACTCATCTCTAGTGCCTTCTGTAAAATTAGGTGTTTTACTGCCATCAAACCAAGTAGTATCGACACTGAATAGTTCATCATTATATTCCTTTCTAGTTTGTGGTGATATGTGCATGACTGCACTGGTTATGGTTGCTTCCTTTCCATACATAACTAATTTATTGGTATTTAGATTATATCTATAACTTTTAGTTAATTTATCATACGCATAATGTATGTGTCTTTTATCTCCTACGTAGAAGTACTCTAAAGTAACCTTCTTGCCTGTAGTATCTTCTAAGTATCTAATAACTGCTCGTTTTAGTGTTTCTTCTGGTTTATGTACTGAAGCTGTCGTAGGATTACCAAATATATATTTAGAAGTATCCTCAGCCATCCTATAAGCCTTATTAAACTTATTAGGTATATTTTGTATAATCCTCTCTCTAACAGTATCATTAAATACTGATTCATTTAAATCTATTTTATCATTCTGTAAGTTGTAATGTTTTTTAGCTATGGTTGCATACTTAACAGAATCTATAAATGAGTCATCATCTGTCATCCTTTGGGATACAGATTGACCATGTACTCTAATCTTTGAGCTGAACACTCCCATAATATCTTTCCTTAATAAAATAACCAAGCCTATCGGCTTGGTTATTATTATAGTAGCATTAGCTTTAGAGTGTTATTCCTGCTTGTTTAGCAGTTTCTGTTAATACTTTAGCAATATATTCATCGCCTAGTTTGTTTGTAGCATCGGCTCTTGTAGCATCATCAGATGTCTTTCTAGTAACCCAAGAATCTACCATAATCTTAGATAAGTTCATCTGTGTTTGCTTTTGGAACTGTTTAGCTTGTTCTCCAATTAGCTTATTATTTCTATCAATAACAGAATGTGCACCTACAACGGTATTATCTACTTGTGCTTTTTCAGTAATCTTTTTCTGTTCATATAATGCAGCCTGTGCTTGAACATTCTTAACTTCAGCAGGCAGTTTATTAGCTAATTCATACTGTGCTTGTTTAAGCTCTTCTGCTCTGATAGCTACTTCTGATTTAGATACTGCAATTTGTTGTTCTTTCAATCCAAGCTCTTTAGCACTCAAATCCAGCTGTGCTTGTTTTAGAACTAAGTCTTTTTGTAGTAATGGTAGCTGTGCTTGTTTCAAACTTACTTCAGCAGTACTCAAGGCAATCTCAGCATCTTTAATATCTAGCTCTTTTTCGCCAAGTGTTACTTGATTCTGTTTCAATCTAACCTCTTCAGTCATAATTGGTAGCTGTGCATTTTTAAGCTGTACATCTGCTTGTCTTAATGCAGTCTCTTGCTGTGTTAAAGGTAGCTGTGCTTGTTTAAGTTTAAGCTCTTCAGTAATTAATGGTAATTGTGCTTGCTTAGTCTTAATATCTTCATCAGCTAGCAGTAACTGTTTGGATTTCAGTTCAATATCTTTATTTAATAAAGGAATCTGTGCTTCTTTCAATGAAACTTCAGCTTCTTTAATTTTAACTTCAGAAGCCATAATAGGTAATTGAGCTTCTTTAATAGCTACTTCAGCAGCAGACATTTGAACTTGAGCATCTTTAATAACCAGTTCTTTTTCCATGATAGGAAGTTGTGCTTTCTTTAATTTAATATCTTCAGCACCCAAATTAATCTGTTGTTCTTTAACTTCTATATCTTTTTGTAGTAAAGGTAGCTGGGCTTTCTTCAATTCTACGTCAGCTTGAATCATAGGTAGCTGTGCTTCTTTCAAATCCATTTCACGTTCTTGTAGTTCTAGCATTTGTGTTTTAAGTTGCTGTTCAACTTTAGCCAGTTCTACCTGTTGTCCTTTAATTAGTTGCTCTACTTTGGCAATTTCTAATTGCTGACCTGCTAGTAGTGTTTCAGCTTCAATACCTCTAATCTTAGCATCTATACTTCTGGTTTCAGCTTGTAGATGTAATACTTCTAGTGGTAATCTATTTTGAATCTCATACTGTAGCTTAGCAGTTTCAGTATCTTCTTTGTTAGATTGACTATCTACCAAACCACCTTGTTTAGTAACCAATACTGTTTCTGATGCAGTATGATTGACTTTAGCTTCTAGTAATTGAGATTCAAGAGTAAGTTTATTAGGTAAATTACCTAATTCTACTTCTTTTAGGTCTGTATCTGCTTTAACTGCTTTTACTTGTTGTTCAGTTAGTTTTATCTGTTGTTTGGTAGCTAGAATATTAGATTGTGTATTTTCAATATCTGATTCTATTCTAGCTTTTTCAGTAGGTAATTTATGTGCCAACTCGTAAGATAGAATATCTGTAGCAACAGTTTCTTTGTCAATCTGTTTACCTAGTACATCTAGCTGTTTGGTATTAATAGCTGTATTAGACTCAATATTCTTAACTTCACTAGGTAATTTATTACCTACTTCGTATGTAATTCTTGAAGTTTCTGCTCTTTCTCTATTTGCTTGTTCGTCTACTAAATTACCTTGCTTTTCTACAAAAGTAATATCTGCTTTTATTTTATCTAATTCAGCTTGTAGTATTTCGAGCTCAATACCTAGCTTTGTTTTCATCTGTGCATACTGTACAGATAAACCAAGGATTTCTTTTAAAGCCCCCAGATAAACATTGGAATAATCAGTGTCTCTGATACGTTCCTTATCCCATTCTTCTTTAATATGGAGTTTAACAGAACGCATTAGGGTATCAAAGATACCATTACCATTAACATTAACTTCCGTTAATTCACTAATGTTAAATTCTTCATTAATCGTACTGTTAGGAATAGTAATACTCATCTTTGATACCCTTATACTTATTTAATAGCTTGCCGCATCTCTTGAGATTTAGCCAGTTCTTCTAGTTCTTCTTTAGTTAGTGGAGGAAGTTCTTGAATAGAGTATGCTTTAGCTTCTTGATACTCACGATACTCACGACCACGTTCATCTTTCTTAGCAATAAACTTATTCATTACCTTTTCTTTAATGGTATTTAGAATAATCTGTGGTACGTGCCACTCAACACCAAAAGGAATGTACTTAGTCATGGTAGGTACTACAGAGTTGCCTGCTGAGAATACATCGCCCTGATAATCACGTTTAGTAGAATCCATAGGAGTGATAATTACACGTACTAGCTTGGTAGCCTCATCAATAGTTTGCTTGATACGTTCATTATCTGTTAGACCATCGTCTTGTTCTTCTTGTTCTTCGAATTCTTTAATAAGCTTAGTGAGTGTCTTAGCTGATACATTAGACTTATACTCAATACCTAGTGAATCTGCTTTCTCTTTAAGTAGTTGTAGTTCTGTTTTGTTTTCTTCAGTCATATTGGTTCTCTCTTTATTTAGTTTAAGAATATACACCAAGTACTGCGTACTTGGTGTATGTTTTAGCTTACATTAAAGCTTAGCGGTACATTTGATTAGTCCAATCCATTCAGGACGTAGAGCCATAAAGCCATACCACCATTTGATTGAACTAAAACCAACATCACCATAAGGATTGTTCATGTCAGCAAGCTCATCACCTTTCTTCATGATGGTTTTAAACTTGTTTGATTTACCATCAGTCTGGAAACCAATATCAACAAATGAATCACCACCTACAACTAGGAATGGGAATACGTCAAATTTACCACCAGTAGCGTAGAATGTACCTCTAAGCCCTGTTGCACCTCTACCTGCCCATTTCATCATTTCAGGTACTACAACAATTCTAAAGCCTGCAATGGTACCATACTCGCCATTAAGAACAGTAGTACCTGCTGCATATTGTTGTACTGGTACTAGGGCTGGTCTATTATGTAGGTCTTCCATAGCTTCTAGAGTAGGGATAAGTTCAGAGCCTACATAAGCTACACGACATGAAGGAATGGTCTTAGTATCGATTAAACGAGTACCTGTAATGATAGTAGTTTGCTTAGGGCAACGGGCATTATCTAGGTCAATAGTCAGACGCATTAGGTCATTATAAGTAAGTACTGAAGTCTCATCTAGTGTGTCATTGTTAGTAGCTGTACCTGCATAACGTACTGTACCTGCTGCATTTAGAAGGTCTTTTTGCAGCAAGTCTTCTTGAATTTCTACAGCAGCATTCATAAGCTCACGGGTAATGTGAGATAGCAGTTCTGCATCAGAATCCATTGCCAGTAGGTCAGTAGAGAAATCGGTATAAAAACCAAATTTCTCAAGGTTAGATTCGATGGTTCTACGAGTAACACCAACACGGTTCACTTTACCACCAGTTTCAGATAGTACTGGGAACTTAGATGGGATAGTGCCTACGTCTTTAGATGAACCATACAAGTTACCATTAGCATACTTAGAACCTGCAGCATCCAGACCCATATCATTAATGTTGCGGTCATCTAGGATGGGTAGGTAGTGGTATTGCTTAATAGTCTTGCCTGAGTTCTTAGGCATGGCTTTAGTATTAGAAAGCTGACCAAAGTACTGCTCTTTACGTGCATCAATGAGTGCTTTACGCTCAAATGCATAAGGTTGTAGTTGTTGTGCTTTTAGTGCTACAGGTGGCTGTTCATTACCATAAACGTGCATATTAATATCCTTTTATAATTATTTATTGAGTTTTTCCATGTATGCAATCAATTCCTCATCAGACATTTTCAATGGGTCAATAACTTCTGTACTTGGCTTGGTAGTATTGGTACTAGGACTTGCTACCTTACGTTTTTGCTCAGATGTATTTGAACTATTGTTAGTTTGATTGGGTCTTGGTGCTGTAAATGCTTGGGCTTGCTGTTGTGGTTGTTGTGATGCTTGACCTTCTGTACTACCACCTAGAAGTCTATTTTCAATCTCACTGTAAGCTTGTAGATAAGCTGTTCCCTGTAACCTGCCTACTGCTTTTTCATACTCCATGATATTCATAATCTTATCATAGATACCATTAGTTTGTTGTTCGCTAATGATTCTAAGAATGTTAGGGTTATCAATAACAGCTTGTTTAGATTGATTATCCCAATCTGTATATATACTATTCAATACTGAATTAAACTCTGGATTAGCATCTACTACTTCAGAGATTACTTCCTCAAGCTGTGATTTATGCACTACTTTACTTTGGGGTACATAGTGATTAGCTTGTTCAGTATCGAACTCGTATAAGTCAATTTCAGAATCTTTAATTAGCTTAGCGATTGCTTCTGGTTTCTTGTTATGCAAATCAATCAAGTAAGATAATTTAGATTCATCTGTTAAACCATACTGTTCTAATGTTTTAATCAGATTGAGATTAGGTTTCATCTCTTCCATTTTCTTGGAATAGTTTAAACCTTTTTGCATTAGTGCAATCATATCATTAGGGTTCGTTATCTGGAACTCACGACCATTGGCTTTAAATGGCTTAGTCAGAGTATTGTAGAACTCTTGATGATTGACATCTACTTCTTTATCTTCTGTGGTTTCTGATTCAGTAGTATCTACTTCAAGCTCATCCCCTGAGCTTTGTTCTTCCATGACACCCCCATCTTGCACATGAGTATCAGAATCTCCGCCCATAGATTCATCTACTTCCGTTGCAGGGGTTTCAATCTCAGTAGCATCTTGATTATCTACATTGGTTTCTTCTGTAGTCTCTTCATTGACTTCTTCGTTTAAAGGTTCTACTTCAGCAACATCTAGACTAGCAAGTTCTTCATCAGATAGTTCATAAAGGTTAGTCATCTATATCTCCGTTAGGGTTAATCATTAGAAAGTGCAACTCTTCTTCTGACCATCGCCCTGTTTCTTTTAAACCAAGGAAATAAGACTTAGTAATACTGATAGCATCTAGCTTTCTTAATACTTCATTATATTGTTCAGAGTTACGTGTGTATTCGCTAAGTTGGTTATGCAACTCTAGAACATATCCATTAAAGTAATGGTCAAGTACCAGTGCTTGGAAATTAATATTAGTTTGTAGCAACCTAAAATGATTAGCCCTTTCTACATTGACTTTATGTATTTCTTTATCAGTCATTATCTTATTTCCTAATTATTCGGTGAATTTATACTACAATTATTTGTACAATACCAAATTTATTTTAAATTTTAGTTGGTAATTGCTGTGATTGCTGTATTGCTTGTTGTTGTGCTAAACGCTGTTGTAACTCAACATCTGCATGATGTTGTAGTAATGTATGATTATGCCCTGCAATCTGTTTATCCAGTTCACCTTGATTCTTGGTTTGCTGTAATCTATTAGCACCATCTTGTTTGGCTTGCTCTTTCTCAAGCTCTTGTAGGTGTTTAGCCCCACTATCACGTTCTACGAAGTCTAATGCTTTATTATCAGCATCTCCTTGTAGACTTGCTGCTCTAGCTTGTTCTACGTTCACCTTAGCTGATTGTACTTCAGCTTTAGCACTGTTCTCTTGTGCTTGTGCTTGTAGTAATGCAATCTCTGCTTCTAGTTTAGCTACTTCTAGTTCTTGTAGTTTTTGCTGTACTGGGTCTGGTTCAGGTGCGTATGTTCTAATCTTCTCTGCTAAGTCAGGCATTTTACGTAATTCAGCAATCTCAGCTAGAATCATTTGTGATACTTCTTGCCCCATAGTGTTACCCATAGTCTGTAACATAAATGCTAATTCTTTAGCCTTAGCATCATCAGCTTCAGCAGTAGAAATAGTAAGTACTAAGTCAAAGTTGCCTGACAAGTCTTCACGTCTTACTTTAACAAACTGGCTGTTAGTTACTCTTACCACTTCTTCTTCAGATAAGAACTCACTATTCATTGAGATAATCTTCTTGCCTAATACAATGAAGCCTTCAGAGATTCTTCTTAGAATAGACATCTCACGCTTAGATACTGCATCAAGTACACCTCGAGCACCTGCTGCTGTTTCCCCAAGATATTGTGCTGTAATACCACCATTACCACTAAATGCTTTAACACCACTAATAGCTTCAGCATCTGAATACATCATTTGAATCATGTTCATTGCTGATACAGGAATCTCAGGGTACTTATGTGTATATACATGAACTCTAGGGTCTGAGCTAGGATTAAATTCATAATCCTCGCCATTCCTAAACTTAGCTTTGTTAGAAGCATCTAGGAACTGTTTAGAATAACCTGTTTGACTATTAGCACTTTTACCTAACAAATCAATCATACCCCTAGTAACAGCACCCACAATCGCTTGGTTATCTTCTAACAGCTCTGCATCAGGGATGCCATAAATACTGTTCTCCTCAGGGATATAATTAAATACAACGAATGGTACTTTCTTATCAGGGAATGGGTTCTCTTCTAATCTAATAAGAGTATCACCTACCCAAGTAGCAATAATTTGTTTAGTATCACCTGTACCATCAATATCCCAATAACCCCAATACTCATATACAATTAGCTTCTGTCTTGCTTTATCTTGAAAAGTAAAAGTCTTGGCATCGTCACTTTTATCATGGTCAAAACCACCCATCTCTTCTCTATGTTTAATAAACTCTAGATTCTGGTAGTAACCTACTCTTTGTAATTCACTAAGACTAGATTCATAACTATGAATAACAAACTGTGCTTTATCTAAATCACCTTGGCAAGTAGGGTCAATATAAATGTTCTTTAGATTGCATACTTCCACAGTAGGTCTATTAATAATAGGTTTGACTACTTCTTGTTCTATCTCTCCTACAGGTTGAGCAATCAGTAATTGACCTTGTTCTTGACTCATCTCATACCCTGCTTTAATAGCTTCATCATACTGCTCATAGCTATCAGGATACTGTTGTTGTAGATGTGCTAGTTCTTCATATTGTGCTTGTACTTGTTGCATCATTTGCTCATCTTGTACAGGCATATATTGAAACTGCATTACCTTTTCTTTAACTTTATCTTCTTGAAATTCCCAACCTACACGTACGATGACTGTACCTTGTTTAACAACACCTCGAATAATTTTATCTACCAAACTTACTTTATTAAGTTCAGTATTAAACTGTCTATTAAGAATTAAACTATTCTGCTTAGCTCTTTGAGTATCTTCATGGGTTAGTGGTTTAACTTCAAATAAATTATATGTAGCTAGGAATGGTTCAGATAGTGCAGGACATCTCCATTCAGCTTGCTTCCTAACCAGTTTAGGTTCAACCCTACTACCTCTTCTTTTATCCATTGGTTTCTTAGGTGCATCATACAATGTATCCCATTTATTGATATTACCTACATGAGTACTTTGTGAATACTGTGCCTGTGTGAAGTCATGCTTTAACTGTTGTAGTGTAGGTTCTTTCTTCCATTTAGTGAGTCTTACTTTCTTCGTTTGCTCTTTAACATCTTTCTCTAATTCGCCTGAATCAACATACCTAGCTAGTTGTTCATCGTTAATCTTACTAATATCCTTCATACGAAACCTCTCTCTTGAAACCAATAATTACTGTCTAGGTTATCTGCTTCCATTCCTGCATCCCTTAACTCTTTAATTTCAGTAAGATACATTTGATACCATCTTTGTGGTTCATTCAAATCACCATCTAACTGATTAACAATACTGGTAAACATTCTACTAGCTACGAAATAGTTCAATGCAGTTATGTAACTTAGCGGTAGTTCACATTTTGTTTCATCGTGATAGTCTTCTTTAGTAAATCTTCTATGGTTAGCTTTAGAGATAATACGAATAATATCACCCTCATTAGGGCTGTAGTTAAGCTTAATAGCTGCACCATTAGATGCACTAATTCTGGTATATGCCCTAAAACCAGAATTAAATAAACGTTCATCATTATGGAATACACTCAATACTTCTAGTATTTCATTATCTGTATTAACCACGGGACTAAACATTCTTTGATGTGGTTCAACAATATACTTAACTTCTACTACTTTTAGAACAAACTTGGTATATAAATCAGTTAAACCAAGATTAATATTATTAATAATCTGTTCTAATCTATTCTCTCTTAGTACACCTTCTGAATCTTTCATTTTTAGATTATGTAGTTCAGTCTGTACTAAGTTATCTACTAACTCTTTTATTGTTATCATTTGGTTTCCTTATACTGTATAACTGTCTAATGTATAAGATGAATTAACCTCTTCTTCATCAGACCATATACCACTATTATTAACATAGGTTGTTTCATTGCTAGGTAGCCATACATTAAGTAAGGCTAATTGACTGATGGTATCCAGACCATCATCATGTTTACTTCTAAACCCACCTACAGCAGCCTGTGATAATTCAAGTAATAACTCTTTCATTACAGGGGTATGTTTCTTATCGATGGGAAAGAAGAATCTCTTTAATTTAAAATCAGGCACAACAATATTAAATCTTTCTAATTTATTGGTTGTAGGTCTCAAGCCTAACTGACCATCTTTAGAGTTAGAAGCCAAGGTAAAGAATATATTACGTTCCATCATCTCTCTTTGAATCCAAGGAATAAAACCACCCTGTTGTCCTGATACTTCTACCCCTACTGTCTGTGGGTTATATTTAGAAACCAATCTAAATAAATCATCTAGGTTCTTATCCATGGTCTGTCTAGCACAAATACCATCTACCCAAAAGTAGAATCCCTTATTATTAACAGCCCATACAGATATAAATGAATAGTCAGCAGACTGCTTTTCAGAAGTAGCAAAGTCAGTAGTAATATAAAAATTAAAATTAGATTTCTTATCCATCAAACCAGATGAGTTATACCATTGTAAGTCTGAGTCTAGAATCAATCTATCATCATCACCCATAATCTGTAGCATAAGCTCTTGGTAGAAGCCTGCTACACGTCCTACAGCTAAAGCAGAATCATACCTCATCTTAACGTAATCATAGTCAAATCGGTCTTCCCATGAACCTTTAAACTCTTCTCTTGTACATGGAAATTTCTCACATACTGGATATACGTTTACTGTCCATGCGCCTGATTCAACTGCTTCATACAGTGGGTCATTAGCATTAAATGGTGTACCTAGCCATACAATCTTTTGTCTCGTAGGATGTAATGCGTTAATCACTGCTTCATGCACGGTAGCTTTAATAGACTCAATTACAGTAGGTGAACGTGCATCATCATCTGAAACCAAGTCATCTAGAATAGCTATCTGTGGTCTTTTACCTTGTTCTTTAACACCACGTACACCTGATTTAGCACCATAAGCTTTAACAATAAACTTCTTACCATCCTTATTGATAAACTCCCACCTAATATCAGTAAACTTAATTGTAGGGATATATGTCTTTAAAAACTCACTATTCTCCCAACGATACTCTAAGTTCTTTCTGGCTGACTTAACACCGTTATCAATGCTATCAGTTACATACAAAAGTAGATTAACTTCCCCAAAGTTAGGCAGTTCATTAAACACTGCTAAATAAAGTATCAAATATTCTGCCATCAAAGTGGTTTTTGCTGACCCCCTATGACACATAGTAGCTACTTGGGTATTACCATCAATTAAGCTATCTAACATCTTATAATGCATTAAAGGTGTTTTATTCTCTTCCCCTTGACTGCCATTCACTAACTTAATGAAGTTTACAAACTCAATAGCGAATTGACTTGGTTTATAGGTTTCTAGTTGCTTATAATTTACATCATTTAAATATTCCTGTACTGTCTTGGTCATTGATACCCCCTAAACCAAGGGTATATAAATATAAATACCCAGCACAACAAACCAATGAAACAAAGAAAGTAAACCAAAGGATTAAAGTTATTCTTGTTCTTCATACGTTTCACCTACTAACTTCATCTCAGCTACTTCTTTGGTATTAACTACACCACCATCAATAAGCTCCTTCTGTTTAGCTGATAAAGTAGCAAGCATGGTTCTCATTTCATCAATACCTTTATCTGCTTTCAACCCAATATCTAACTCAACCTTCTTAACTTCTGGTGGTTTAAGGTGCACTAATAAACTATTAGCAGCATCACTTCTTACCTTCTCACTCATGGCTGAAATCATTAAGTCTGCCTGCACATTAATAGCTTTCTGATATAAGTCCTGATTTAATACCCAAGTAGGTATCATCGTCTGTTCAAAGATAAGATTGACTAACTTGGATTTATTATACACAGAGATGATACTACTCATCTCTTTAGCTGTTAGCCCTCTACTGTGCATATCAGCATATCTATCAGGAAATGTACTTATATAAGCTGCTTCATTGGTTTTACCCATAAGCTTCTGGCTTACATATTTAACAGCATTAACATAATCATAAATCTTAAATCTACCATCACCGAGTACATTCAGATAACTTAAAAAATTCTCCCGATATGTTTCATACATATCTGGGTCATTAAGTGTATTATTAATAGATAACATAAGTTCATCGTTAATACGATGTCTATGTTTAGGTGGTAAAGCTTTAACAAGCATTTCTTCTGTAATCATTGTTAAATCCTTATATAAAATAATCCTGTGTATTATCTATTAGCTCATATACCATTACCAAATTTAGTTATTGTGTTTGTTTTAGTAGTGGGCATTCTGCCCCCTTGTGGTTGTTTTTTATTTTTAAATTTTTATAAGGAAACTGATATGACCACACTTACCCAAGCCATCAATGCACTAGATACTTTGCGTGAATTTCTATTGGCTAATGAAACCAGTGATAATAAACAAGAAGCTGTTAAAGAAGTAAGCGAACTGTTTAAACAAAAACCAAAGATTAGAATCAGAAGTGCTACCACCACAGAAGTGAACAAAGCAACAGGTAAAACCTTTTATTGGAAACCCCTAAGAGATTATTGCCGTGCTAATTCACTAGACATTGACCAAGTAGAAATCAATGGATTAGATGTAAATGATTATCCACATGAAGCATGGCTTCATGTTTATGACATTAATTTGGATACTTTATTCTTAACTTAATAAATATCACATTGATAATATTTAAAATATTTTATATAATTACCTTGCCTTAGTGCGCAAGTTAAGTTAAGTTAAATAAACCCCTAGCTGAAAGCTAGGGGTTTATTTTTATCTCTAATTGTTTAGAAATATTTTATTACAATTATTATTTATATTTAAATTCAATTACTTACATTTGTAGTAATAATTCTGTAAGAATTAATTACCAAATTGTTATTGCATAGGTATTTTTACTTTACTAGACTACGCATAGTCTTATGGGATTATGGGATATAGGGTATATATGAATATTAAATATCATATTAATCAATTTAATATAATATAACCCCTTTTAAATCTTTCTTTCTCTTTTCCCATCACGCCATATACCATACTTCATACACTCACTAGCGTTCGTGTATTCGTATGGTATATGGCGTTACGAGTAAATATAAATAATATATTAATAATACAAACCAAATAAACATATGGCATTCTGCCGTTTTGTGCTTTTATATTGTATTATATGTTAATGATTTCAATATTAATATAAACAAAAACACCCACTACTGTGGGTGTTTTTGTTATTTAAAATAAAGATAATTCTTTTAATTCTTTATGTTCTTTGATGGTATTACTTATTTGATATTGTTTATACAAATTAATAAATGCTTGTTTATCTTTTAATACATCAAGCATATTATTTTTATATAAAGATACAAACATTGCTACAGAGTATGCTTGACAGTTAATAGATTTTTTTGGGTTAAACTCAATATCTGTAAATGCTTGATAAGATAACAACTCATCATGATACTTTTTATTTTGATTTAAAGCATTGATATAAAGCCAGTCGTAAAAAGCAGTAACAGGTTCTAGTTCCCATACATTACCATAAAAGTTAAATCCAAGTAATTTACCTGATGTTTTTAACCGTTCATCTTTCTTGGCTTCACGAGATGTTTTATATAATAAGTCTTGATACTGCCCTAACTCAAACACTTTACTACTTTGAAATGCACACTCTACACTATAAGATAGACCAGACTTATCTTTAATCATTAAATTAAATGCACTTAATTGCACGCCCAATTCATCCAATGATTTACTAGATACTTCTAACACCCGATTTAAACCAAAGTTATCTTTAATACTTTGATGCAGTGATTGTATGCTTTTTTGTTTTTGACTTATTGCAAAACCAGTATGATAAATAAAATCCACCATACTAGTTTCAACCAAATAATCCCCTTGATTAGGGATAAATACAGGTCTTTGTGCCATTAGAAACGACTCCTAAATGGTAACTTTCTGCTTACTACTGGATAAGTAAATAAGGTTATTCTCTTATCTTTAGATAAAGGATATGAAAAATTAGGGTGGTCATTCATATAAGGATTAGCTCCTTTACCCAAACACATATCACAATCCACACTGCCTATTAATTGATTAATCTCTCGTGCTTCTTCATCTTTTATATCTTCAAAATCCCCCAAATAACTAATAGTACTACTACCCAAGCCAAAAAAAGAAGGCTCAATAAATTTAAAATAACTTAACTTAGGTAATTTTTGTAAAATAGGAATAAAATCTGTAGCACGCAGATGAGTGCCTTTGTATCTGGAAATTTTTGCTCGGTCATTAAAATCCCTGCTTTGCCAATCAGAAAAGCAATAAATTAACTCCAATACAGTCAAGTACTTCATACCAGAAAGTTCTTGCAATCTTTCATGTAATAACTCTAAAGACTCCCATCCAGCTAAGCAAATGACTTGCAAATCTTTATGGTGATGAAAAAATTCATCACTTATACGAAACCCATCTACAGCATATACTTCTAAGTGATGAAGACTATTCGGTATGGTAGTTGGAAGAATGCGTAACATTCCTTGCTCCCATCTTCCGCACTCTTGCCAACAAAATTCTCTTAAAAATTTAAAGTATTTAAAATCAATAAGCATCCTGTGTTTATGCTTTCTAAAATTTATTTCCTCTTGTTTAAGATTGTCAAGTATGACTACTTTTATACTATGTAGTTCAAATAATCTAGTTAAGTCAGTCCACGACTTAAGCTCTAATTTATTAGAAAGATTATTTAAGAATTTATCTACAATTCTTACTGTTTGATAAGTATCTCTATCTTCTTTTAATACATTAACATCTCTATCTTCCCAGTAACTATCGACCAACTCAGGGGCATATAAATGAGCTAAAAACACTTTCTTCCAGAATAATGGTAGCTCATTCCACCAAGTAATTTGCTCCATAGTTAAAGAATTGATTGAAGATAATTCCCCACACAATAGCTGAGCTTCTCTCATGGTATCTCTACCATCAGATTCAAAGAAACTAAAATGTACTTTTTGTATTGGTAGTAAGGGGTATCTGTCTGATAATGTTTTTAACAAAAAATCTGAATCTGTAATACAACCCTTAATATATTTAGGTTCAATTAAGTCAAAACATAAGATTTCTGCTTGTATGCTTGTGGGGTCTTTGCCAAACACTATATGGTTTTTATGGTATTTATTATTATCAATATGATTACTACATCTATTAGATACTTCCCAGTTTTCCTTAATTGAATTACAAAATAGTCTTTCAAACCCCTGCACTCCCTCAAACCAAATATAAGGGTTGTTGGTGCAATATTTAGATGCAGCATTCATTGGGTAAAATAGACAAGATTTATCCAAAATAATATCCACGGATAGCACCAAAGCAGTCCACTTTGTTTTTGGATAGCTCTTCATGTATCTTTTTAATACTTTAACATTTGGGTGAGATATAGAAATACTAATAGCATCCGTTCGATTATCCAATCTAAGTTCATCAAAGGAATCAAAAGTCTCTACATATTCTTGCCCTACTTTAGATTCTAAATCCTTTTTTGATATTAACCCATGTTGGAAAATACTTTCTAAGTTACTAACACTAGTGAAGTGGAATAAATGTGTAATTTGTCTATCTTTCACTATCTGGAGTAATTTTTGACGTTCTTCAAAACTGGGGGGGGGGAGAATATAAATCAGACATACCCAACTCCTATAGGTGTAAATAGGCAGTCTATTATAATTGAAACCAAGAAATTTAATATTTCCTTTTTAGAATGAATTACATAATATTTAATAAAAAATTTTTATATAAAATAATAAATTAGTTTGATTGTACGAAACTTTTTTGGAGATACTATCAATTAGTTTTAGTGTAGTGTCCTGACTTTCACCTTTCAAAAAGTGAAATACCCCCTCCCTAGCTAGGAACTAAAAAAGGATTCTTACTGGAATACTCTAATTACTAGTAGTAGCACTGCGTGCTTGTAATGGTGTTGGTAATCCCATCAACACTTTAACTAAATTATTGGAGTTTATTATGGAATTTGGTTTTGGTTTTGCAGTTGTACTATTAATCTCTTTTCTATTCTTTAAGAAGGTAGTCAATAAACTTAATAGTGTTCTCGTTGAGTACTTAAATGCAGCAGAGAAACACGCTAAGCGATTAGGTGAATCATTCGACAAAGATGAATAACCAATATAACCCACATTTCGATGTGGGTTATTTACTTATATCAAACTAAATTAAATAAGGAATTAAATATGTTATATGTTCTATGCTCTACCTTTGTAGTGCTATTTACACTTACTGTAGGTGGATACCTGTACCAGTGGATAACTGGTGAGAAACTCTAAAAGAGTAACCCATAGCTTAACTGCTGTGGGTTATTTTGTTTATATAAATAACTACTACACAATACACAATACACAATACACAATACACAAGTAAGACAGTACAGGTGCACTAAAGTTGCTTAAAACTTTTAGGAAATTCTCCCGCATAAGTTTTGCTACCTTATACTTATCTCATTGCACCTGTCCTAGTCTTATCTAATCTGATTTTCCTAATTTGCACTGCGTGCTTTGTCTGGCTTTGATAATTCCATTAAAGCTATTTAACTTAACTTAACCTAACGAGGAAAATCAAATGATTAACTTCAACACAGAACGCACTGCTAAATCAACTGCTAAGTTCAATAAAGAGCTACGTGTTAGTATTGATATCATCGGTAGCAATGGTGAACCTACTACAGTGAATCTAGGTTATCTAGCTTTGTTCGAGAACAATGATGTTCTTCAAGCAATTGCAGATATGGATGATGTTCAGTCATTAGCTAGTAAGCTAAAACTAGCTGTACAAGAGGCTGGACTAAGACAAGAAAGAGCGAAACGTACTGTAACCTTCGCTTAATCCAATATAATCCCTTACATCTAATGTGTAGGGGATTTTCCACTAACTTGTCAAAAAGGGTATATCATGAAACTCTATCAAATCATCACTACCGAAAGTATCGTACTTAACGTTCGTTCATTCTCTATTAAATCTCTTCGTGAATATCTAGTAGATGAAAATATCCATCCAGTTATCATCACTGTTATCTCTTAATATAAAGACCTGAATATGTCTATAAACTGTTCATTTAACTTTCGAGGATAGACAGTATGTACATGAACACAGATTTAATTAACATCAAATGTGTTGAGCAAGATATTAAACAATATCTTATTAATCATCATAAAGACAGTATTGATAAGGCAGTAAGTCTTATTAATGAATGGTTAAATGAGAAATCACCTAGCCAATATAAGAATATTAGAAAGGTACTAATCAAGGATTATCCTTGGTTTGATATTGTCTTAGACTTACTAACTAAAGTTATAGTCTCTGGCTATATTCCCTTTCTATCATTGGCTTCTATGTTCCATCTATCAGATGAATTAGATAAACCAAATAACACAGCTACAGTAGCTGAGATACTCTTAATCATCAATAGTATTGACTTATTTGTCATTGAACAAACCAAGACTAACTATTACATCTATCCTTATTTAGAATTACCTGAAATACTACAGGATAGAATCATTCTATCATGTTATGTACCACCTAAAGACAGTATTACCAAAGTTAAATCTAACAAAGGAATCATCTTAGGTAGTAAGTTCAATAAGCATGATAAACCTATTAGCTTAGATGTAATCAATACTCTTAACTCTCAAGAATATATCCTAGATTCTTGGTTTGTAGATAATCATAAGAAGCCTTGGTTTCAAGATGAGAAAGATGTATCTAAACTTACAGATGTAGAAAAAGCTAAATACGAAATACAGCTAAAGACTTGGGAGCAATATCAAGAACAGTTAGAAGTATTTATTAAACATCTCAAAGATAACCCATTCTACTTTGAGCATAAATATGATATGCGTGGAAGAGTATATGTACGTGGTTATCACTTTACAACTCAAGGTACAAGCTATGAAAAGGCTTGTATTAATCTAAATAAATATGAATATGTAGTGGGTAAATTATGATGCACTTCTATGACCTTAAACCGTATGAACCAGTAGAAGCATACTGTATGGACTGTAATAGCTTTCACCTTACCTACGATGACGTATCAGGTAACAATGATTTCCCTATAGCTTCATGTCCGCAGTGTGAAGCTAACTGGAATGAGTACCTAAATCTTATTAAGGAGAACTTTAATGAATATTGATTCTAAAATTATAGCATTTATTTACGAACATACTGAACTATGTTCAACATGTGGTAAAGAAGGTCAAAGAACAACAGAGAGAGTAGATATCGGTGGTGCAACAAGACCATACTTTGATAGAGCTAACATACCCATAGGATGGTACTCATCATTTGAAGGTGTATATTGCTCAGAAGAATGCTTTAAAAAAGGAGTAAACCAATGAAACAATTCAATCCGATGCAGTACTTAGCCATTGATATTGCTAACCATTATGGACTTGATAAACTTAATTATGAGGAACGTGTTCAATGGGTTAAAACCAATATGAATAACCTAGAAGACTATACTGCTACAGCAGAAGAACCACTTCTATATGCTAAGGCAGTATATGCTCTAAGAGAAGTACAGTCTGGTAAACCTACTAATCATTCAGTAGCATTTGATGCTGTGTGTTCTGGTTTGCAAATTATGAGTGCTTTAATGCGTTGTAAGAAAGGTTGTGAACTGACTGGACTAATAAACCCAGACAATCGTATCGATGCTTATACAGCCATTACAACGGCTCTTAACGCTAGATTAGGTAGTACTGCTACCTATGAACGTAAAGATGTTAAACAGGCTATTATGACTTATCTCTATGGCTCTAAAGCTACACCTTTAGAAGTATTTGGAGAAGAGCTTATTGATGAGTTCCACGCAACTATGGCTGAACAAGCTACAGGTGCAGTAGAATTGCTACAAATACTTCTTAATTCTTGGAATAGTGAGTTAGATAATCATACATGGGTATTACCAGATAATCATCATGCCTATTGCCCTGTACTTACTAAGGCTAAGAAACGTATCAATGTAGAAGAACCATCACTAGACTTTAGATGGACTCCTACAATGATTTATGAAATACAAGAACCACAGGAGGAAGGACTAGCTAATGCTGCTAACGTTGTACACTCTATCGATGCCTATATCCTACGTTCTGTAATACGTAGATGTAACTACAATAAAGAACTACTAGAGAGGTTCTTAGAAGCTACATATACATTCAAAGGGGAAGAGGTAGCTAATGACTGGGTAACAGAACGCTATAATGCCACCAGAATGCCCTGTATTAGCTTCATAGAGCATATCTGGACTAATGGTATCAACCACTACCCAGAAAGCCTAATACGAGCATTACAGAGCATTGTGAGCGATGTATTAGTACATGAACCATTTAGTGTTATTACTATTCATGATTCATTTGCCTGTCATCCTAACCATATGAATGTATTACGTAAGCACTACAACAATGTATTAGCTGATTTATCAGATAGTACTATCCTAGATGATATATGCTCACAGTTATATCAACAAGAAGGTAGAGTACAAAAATGTACTGATGAATCTATTAGCCATCTAATTAAGAATGCTAATTATGGTTTAACTTAATTATCGTGCTGGTTTCCTTTAGTTGGGGCATTCGCCCCTTCTTGTGGTTTTGTTTTATAAAACCACATCCTTGTTAGTTAAGTTGAGATAAAGCACCACTCTTATGAGCGGTGCTTTATTTTTTTCTAAACCTATAACCTAACTAACTAAATTTATCAAAAATGACTTTATACAGTCTTACATCTAATGGAGTAATTATGACCCAACAAGAGTTCTTTAAATACCTTAATTCTGGTGTTACCACACTAGGTATTTTTAATTATTCTAATATGATTTTCACTAAGGAATGTGAGGTACTAGATGGAGATATGTATTTAATCTATAGATATAATCCTTCCCTAAACCAATAGGTATTAACATACTCACTAAACATCAACCAACTAAACGAGGCAGCATAAATGACAGTAAAAGTACAAGACATCCAATGGGTAAAGAATGAATACCTAGCAGGCAGAACAATAGATGAAATCAGTATTGATACTGGTAAATCTGTTAAGACTATTAAACGATATCTAGCTGAAGCAGGTGTACTTAATCTTTCATGGCATAAAACCAGAGAAGAAAACAATATTCTTAAATACCTTAAATCTAAAAACATTACTAAGCTAACCCAGCTGGCAGGTAAACTATGACTCAATTTAAAGCAGGTGATAGGGTATATTGTTTAGCATATACATATTCGCCTAGAATTTATATCTTAGAAGATTTTAATGCCTCTTCTGAGAATCCTCTACTTATCAGAGACAGGGATACATTCACTTTAGATGGTAGAATCAATATTAAAGCATCCATTCCATCATTGGTTCTGGCTACCGAAAAAAACTATAAAATGCTGTGTGAAATATTCCCAGATATAACTTGGGAAGAGCCACATAAGCAACCTACAGCTAGGGAGCTTATTATTAAAATGCTTAATGATGGATGGAAAGCGGTACCATGTTATGTTAGAGATAACTGCCAGATTGACTATCAACAGACACTAATTCAAGAAGTCATTCCAGATATGCACTTTCCCTACTTAAATGGTAAGGTTGTTTGGGCTGATGCTAAACCTTTTGACCCTAAGACAGGAAAGAAAATCGTAGATTATATTGATGGTAAAGTAATTTTGGAGTCTTAATATGCAAACCACACTTAAACAAGTAGCACCACTTATCCCCCAGCTGTGGAAAGCAGGTATTGTACCTTTTCTGCACTCTAGTCCTGCACAAGGTAAGTCAAGCTTAGCTAAACAACTAGCAGAACAGTTTAAGTTAAAAGTAATTGATTTACGATTAACTGAACTAGACCCTACAGACTTAAGTGGTTTACCTTATTTTAATAATGGTAAAGCAGAATTTATGCCATTCAATACCTTCCCATTGCAGGATACACCTATCCCTGAAGGGTATGGAGGTTGGTTACTTTTGTTGGATGAGTTCAACTCAGCTAACCAAGGGGTTATGGCTGCTGCATACAAGCTTATTCTAGATAGACAAGTAGGACAACATAAACTACATGATAAAGTAGTTATGATTGCTTGTGGTAATTTAGAATCTGATAATGCCATTGTTAATCCAATGTCATCTGCACTAATCTCAAGATTTGCTCACTTTGATATTAATCTAAATGTAGATGACTGGCTTGAATGGGCTAGTAAAGCAGGTATTGATTATCGTATTACATCATACCTTAGCTATAGAAAAGCTAACCTATATTCATTCAAACCAGATGCAACAAGTCCCTACGCATCGCCTCGTACATGGGAAATGGTATCTAAAGTTATCAAAGATAATGAAGAACCATCTAATCTTTTGGTTTCTTCGTTGATTGGTGCTGCTATTGCAGCGTATGAGAACTGTTTAAATATATTCTCCGAGCTACCTCTTGATACATTAGTAATTATCAAAGAAGAGTTTGAGTATAGTCTATTTGAAGATGAGTAATGAACATACTTGGTTTAGACCCATCATTAAATAACTTTGGTATAGCTAAGGGTATCTTAACAGATACCCTTAGCATTACATATACTGACGTTATCCAACATAAAATTAAGAAAGATAAAACCAAACAGAATAGCCGTGATATTAATGCTGCTCTACATATATTCAGGCATCTTTATCCATTACTTAAAGATATAGATGTAATTATTGTAGAAGTACCTATAGGCTCACAATCTTCTAGGGCTATGGTTTCATATGGTGTCTGTATTGCTCTCATTGGCGTTATAAGCCATTTTAACCCTAAAGTGATACAAGTATCCCCATATGATGTTAAGAAGCTTGTAGGCTCTCGTACAGCCTCTAAAGAAGATGTTATTCACTGGGTTCAATCTAAACATCCAACACTAAACTTACCTAAAGCAATAGGAAAAGCAGAACACATAGCAGATGCTATTACTGCTATTCATGTTGGTTTAGAAACCAAACAATTTAAGGAATATTATGAAAATCGTTCTATCTAAAGATGATGTAACTACAGCAATCACTAATCACATTGAAACACTTGGCTTGGTGCTTGACATCAAACAAGCTACCTTTACAGGGATTAGTGATGTAGAGGTAGAATTTGGTGATAAGAAAACCAAGAAGAAAAAGACTGTAGATGAGCCTGTAAGCACTGTAGAAGTACAGGAAGAGTCTACTGAAAGCAATGGCACTACTCAAGAAGAAGAGCTTGTAGAAGTTAATACAGAGCAATCTGAAGAGTCTAGTGAATCTAATAATTCTTACTCAATCTTTGGTTAAACTACATGAAGTATTCAATCTTTAATCAAACCAAGAATGACCAATTACAAGAACCTATGTTCTTTGGTCAGTCAGTTAATGTATCACGGTATGACCAACAGAAGCACCCAATCTTTGAGCAGTTAATTGAAAAACAATTATCCTTCTTTTGGAGACCTGAAGAGATTGATGTATCTAGAGATAGACAAGATTACATGAACTTAGCTGAACATGAGAAACATATCTTTATCTCTAATCTAAAGTATCAAACACTCTTAGATAGTATTCAAGGTAGAAGCCCTAATGCAGTACTTTTACCTTTGGTTTCTATCCCTGAGCTTGAGACTTGGATTGAGACATGGTCATTCTCTGAAACCATCCATAGTAGAAGTTATACACATATTATTCGTAATATTGTTAATGACCCATCACTTATCTTTGATGATATTATGGAGAATGAGCACATCCTTGCACGTGCAGGTGATATTGCTAAATACTATGATGACTTGTATGAATCATCTCATAAGTATTTGCTCACAGGAGAAGGTGATTTATATTCACTTAAAAAGAAACTTTACCTATGTCTATTAGCAGTCAATGTACTAGAAGCTATTAGATTCTATGTATCATTTGCTTGCAGCTTTGCCTTTGCTGAACGTAAAGTTATGGAAGGTAATGCTAAAATTATTAAGATGATTGCACGTGATGAAGCACTACATCTTAATGGTACACAGCATATGATTAATCTTATGCGTAATGGTAAAGATGACCCAGAGATGGTACAGATAGCAGAAGAATGCAAACTACAGGCTATAGGTATCTTTTATAAAGCAGTAGAGCAAGAGAAAGAATGGGCTGATTACCTATTCAAGGATGGTTCTATGATTGGCTTAAATAAAGAAATCCTATATCAATACATTGAGTATATTGCCAATGTTCGCTTATCTGCTATTGGTTTACCTAGTGTTTTTGATAATAAGGTAAATCCTATCCCTTGGATTAATACTTGGCTTTCTTCTGATAATGTTCAAATAGCCCCACAAGAAACTGAAATTACATCATACCTTGTAGGGCAAGTGGATAGTGATTTAGATGATTTAGAGCTTAATGAATTTGAGCTTTAAATTACCTGAAGTAACTGGCTAGTTCATCAACTGTTGGATTGTAATACACATTTACCAGTGTTTTGATGTCTCTATGTCCAGTTATTTTTGCTAACTTCTCCACAGGAATATCTAAATCCCTGACCATTCTTGAGATAGCTTCATGTCTGGTATCATGGAAATGTAAATCATGAATACCAGACTGCTCTCTCATACGCCTCCATAATAGATTAAAGTTATCTAATCTAATATTAAACAATCTATCTTCTAAGGGGTTAATCTTACTTAACATAAGTCTTGCAGTGCTGTTTAACACAACATCCCTACTTGTACCGTTTTTACTGTTAGGTATATGCACGTGAGTACTGTATATATGTTGTGATGTCATTGCAAGAATTTCACCCCTACGCATCGCTGTTTGTAAAGCAAATAGAAAACACCATCCTACCTGCTTTCTGCACGTATCTGGCTCTTCCCCTAAATTATATCTAAACCAAGTAAGTATCTCTTGCTCTTCTTTAGGTGTTATCCTTCTGTTCCTTGGTGGTGCTTTACTAGGTTTAGACACTTTAGACATTGGATTACTATCTAAGATGTATAACTCATTGACAGCATAATTAAAAACACATGAAAGAAAAGACATCTCAAGTAAGACAGAGCCCTCTGATACTTGCATTAACCTACAATCACGCCATTCAGCTAAATGCTTTGGTGTAATATCTGCAATAGTACTAGTAACTAAATTAGTGTGCTCTTTTACTAATATGCTAATGATACTATTAGCCCTGTTACCACTTTTAAGTTTAGATAATACCCGTACTCTATATAACTCTATAAGTTCTAATAAGCATATATTAGTTAATGACAGCTCTTGGTTAAGCAATTCAAACCAATGAATACATTCTTGCTTAGAAGCTTTAGTAGCAGAGTATCTTTTACCGTTAATCATGGTTTGAATACGATAACTATTACCTACCTTAGCAATCTTAGGGACTCTTTTACTCAT